CCCCTCGGGCGTGAACATCGGCATGCCCTCGTCGCGCTTGGTCTGAAGCGGTGCCACAGCGTCGTAGCCAGACACCATGGCCGCCGTCATCAGCCGCTGCACCGTGTCGGCCTCAAACACGCTGTCGTAGTCGATAACCAGAATCCAGTCGGTACGTTCGACCATGTCGATGAGAACCCTGTCCAAACAGGCTTCCCAAAACGCACCGGTGAATTTCGTGGGCCGGATGCCAAGCGGCAGCAGGGCTTGGGCGGTGCAGAAGAAGTTGTCGGAAAACGTCAGCCGCGGCACGCTAAACGCCGCCTCGACTCGCAACTCGTGCTCTACGTTGCCGACACGAACTTTCACGGGTGGCTCCTATAAAACGACAAACGGGCGGCCCGGGCGTACCGAGCCGCCCGCATGTGGGCGTTTTCGCAGTCGTGTCAAGCGTCAGACGCTGGCCACGTTGTTGACGCCGGCCTCGGAGGCGGTGACAGCGTGCTGCTCGCCCTTGCTCAAACGGGCATTGGTCACGATCGCCACGGTGTTGCCGGGGCTCGTCACCACCGTCAGGTAGCGCTTGCGGCCCCGCAGGTCAATGTTGAACCGAGCCACGGCACCGACGTTAGCGCCAGTCGTGGAACCAGCACCGGCAGTAATCGACAGGCCGGAAACGTCCGCCTGGCCCGAGCCGCTGGTGTCCGAATCTTGAACCTTGAGCACGCTGGCATACGCCGAGGTGGCCGCCGTGAACGGCGAGTACACCACGTCGATGGTTGCGTACTTGAAGCCCGCGCAGTCGATCTCATGCGAGTGCGTGGCCGAGGCTGCAACGCTCGCCGCCGCCTTCGTGACGCTCTTGTTGCCAGATGCGTGATTCATTGTTCAGGATCTCCGGGGAATGGTTGTCAGGGTCAGGCGAGCTTGAGGGCGACGACCGGGCCGGCCTCGCTGTTGGTGCCGAGCGAGTGGTGATTAATATCAACGCGGTAGGTGACCCTCCACGCGGTCTGATCGACCTCGAAGTACCGATCGGTGCTGGACGCGATCTGCATGTCGCCCTTGTTCGCCATGATGGACGAGAGCGACACGTCGCCGACGTAGGCCGCGATCTGGCCGGTGGTCGGAGCAGCCGACATCTTGAGCACCCACACGACCGGCAGGCCGAGGAACGTGTTGGGCGTGCCCTGGGCGAGGTTCGCCGCGGTGTTGCCGCCGGCCAAGGCACCGATGGTGCCCGAGCCCTGGGTGCCGCTCGACAGCATCATCCGCTGCACGCTGTTGTGGTAGACGGCCGGGTGCATGTACCAGGCCGACGTGCCGATGGCGTACCGCGGCAGCTTGGCCAAGGCACCGAGGTAGTCGTCGATGTCCAGCGTGGCCAGCGTGGTGTTGCTGCTCGCCGCCGAGTGCACCGACGCGGTGTGGGTGCCGTCGTCGATCTGCGACAGGCCACGGATGCCGCCGTAGGCGGACGTGCCGGTGCCGTTGAAGAACGCGTCGTCAAGAGTGCCGCTGATCGTCGTGCCGTACTCCTGCACCAGCCACTGCGCCACCGAGATGGCGTTGTCGGCCAGGAGCTCGTTGCTGACGCGAGTGGCCGCGGCCAGCTTCTTGAGCACCAGCTGCACCATCGTCGCGGTGGGGTCGCTGGTCGTGATGGTCGAGTTCTCGCCCAGCCAGTAGCCGGTGACGCCCGACAGACGCTTGGGCACCAGCAGGGTGTCAGACGAGGTCGTGACCCGCTGGGCAAGGTTCATGCTCACCCCGAAGGTCTCAACCAAGCGAATCAACGAATTGCTGAAATCCTCAATAACCAGACTTCCGCCGAGGCTGTTGACCTGGCCGCCGAGGTCGCGGGCTTCGATGCTCAGATGGTCGCGGCACCACTGGCGGGCGTTCACGTCGCCATTGAGCGACTTCAGCCACTGGCCGCAGCGGTGGGCAATCTCGGGAGTCTCGAACACGCCGGGCTTGAAGCCGCGATAGGAAACCGGCTCGATGCGGGGCTTGGCCATGTCGGTCGTCTCCACGGGGGCGGCGCGGTGCAGAACCTTGAGCAGCTCGGCCTTGCGGGCCTCGGCGGCCTCGGCCTTTGCGATGGCGGCCTTGATGCGCTCGGCCTTGGCGACCAGCGCGTCGTACTTGGCCTGGCGGGCCTCGACTTCCTCGACCACCGACCGGCCCTCTGCCGACGCCACCTCTTCACCCTCGGCGACCTCCTCGGTCGCACCCTCGTCCTCGAGGGCACCCATCTCGGCGAGAACGGAGGCGAGTTCGTCCAGCAATTCCTTGACGCGGGCGGCCATGCGTGGGCTCCTTGTGCGGTAGGCGTGATTGCCTACTCGCACCGTAGAGCCGCAGGGGCGGGCCCTTGCAGTTAGGGCGTGTGAGTCGTTGCGTAGTTACGCAATGACCGCCGGCGGATTTCGCACGACTTCACGACGTGCTTGGCCGTCTGGCGGCACGCTGGGCACCGCAGATACCGCGTGCAAACGCCGCCCTTTTCAATCGTCGAGTACACGCCGAAACGTGCGCGGCGGCAGTGATGGCAAACGTCACCCGACTTTGTAGCCATGCTTGTGCAGGAAGTCCCTGATCGCAGACTCGGTCTTCGCATCCCGTCGAAGAGCCGGCAGCGTCAGCGCCGGTCGGTGCGATTGTAGGAACCGCTCATAGCTCCGCATGACGACCGCGGCCGTCGCGTCCTCGTAGGCCGGGCTGAGCACCGGGCTCACGTCGTACACGCCTTCCACCTCGTGGACGTACCGCACGGCCTGGCCGTCCTCCTCGGCCCACGACTCGCCGTCCTTGCCCGCGATGGTGAACGCGAAGGACGAGCCCCACACGTCGCCGCGGCCAATCAGCACGCTCAAGTCACGCCCCAGCGTGGTGTCGGGAATCTCGACCGAGTACCGCATGCCGGTGTCGTCGGTCTCGACCGCCAGCGTCTTGCTGCGGGTGCTGCCGAGCACCTGGTTGGAGTCGTGGTTCCACAGGGCCACGACCGGGTGCGACTGCTCCCGCAGGGCACGGTCGAATGCCCCGGGCGTGATTTCCTCGCGGAAGTTTCCGAGCAGCGTGCTGCGGACGTTGTATTTCGCGGCGTAGCCGGTGATGTAGCTCTTGCCCTCGCCACGGGTCTCAATCGTCAGCGGCAACTGCGTCTGCCTGCGCTCGCGGTCCATGGTCACTTCCTCTTGCGGGGTGTCTTGCGTGCTCGAGGTGCCGGGCCGGCGGGTCGCACCGGGCCCTCGGCCGGCGTGGTGCCGTTCAAGAGCTCGTCGGTGTACGACAGCGGCAGATTGTCGGCCGGCATCTGGTCGCCGGCGTTGCCCACGCTCGCCTCGGCTGCGATGCCCTGCATCGTCGTGAGGTTCATCTGCATGTACCGCTGGTCGCCATCCGGGCCGATGGGGTTCATGTTCAGAACTTCACGGCACTCGTTGATGCTGTAGATGCCGGTGTTGAGCATCGTTTGCAGCCAGTTGGCCTGGGCAGCCAGGTCGCCCCGCAGCAGGCCGCGGGTGTCGAACTCGGCGAAGAAGATGTCGTCCTTCACCACCAAGTCGCGGGTGATGGCTGACTCCCACCGGCGGAACCACGGCAGCAGCGTCTGCTGCACCAGGTCGATGGCGGCCTGCTCTTGGCTCGCGTACCCCACCTTGGTCTTGTCCTGCACGTAGGACGGGTCCACGCGGTAGGCCCGGCAAATCTCGATGACCTGGTACTGCCGCGTCTCGAGGAACTGGCTGGCTTCGTTGCTACTCTGCACGTCCTTCCAGTGCACGCCCTGCGGCAGCACGGCTGTGCGGTGAGCCCGGTCTGCCCCGCGGTGCATTCGCTCGAACTGCTCGCGGAGCCGCTCGGCCGTCTCGACCGTGATGGGATTGTCGCTCTCCATCAGCCCCGACAGCCGGCACGCGTTGCCGAAGTAGGAGCCACCGTGGGCCTCCAAGGCTTGGGCCAGTGCGATGGCGTCACGCGACAGTGTGATGGGCAGCATGCCCATGACGCCGTCCTGCGACAGCCACCGCAGGTGGAACATCTGGTCCTGCCGGTAGACGCTCTCGGTGCCGCGCTGCTCGCGGTAGCAGTACCGCAGCGTGCCGTCCTCCAGCTGCTCGACCTTCATGCGGGACGGGTGCAGCGGCCAGAGCTCGCTCACCGCCCCCGACGCACCCGGCCGGATCTCGGCGTATGCGTTGCCGTAGAGCAGGCAGTGAGCCGTGAGCATCTCGCGGAACTCGAAGCTCGTCTGCCAGCCGTTGGGCTGCTGGTTGAGCAGGCGATACAGCGGCACGCCGCGGGCCCGCTCTTTTCCACCCTCGGGCAGCCTCTGGTACAAGTGCAGCGGCACCGTCGCCACGTTCTCGGCGATGAGCCGCACGCAGGCCAGCACCGTCGAGCACTGCAACGCCGTCTCGGGCGTGATGCGAACGCCGGCCGGGCCTCGAGCGGGCGAGTCGTTCCAGCCGTCGTTGTAGCCGCCGCCACGGAGGTCGATGATCTTGTAGCCCTTCTCGGGCGTCTCTTCGGCGTGGGCGATCATAAGACTGTCAGATCCCAGGATTGTTCAGGCTTCGGGGCGGTCGCCGTCTGCCACAGTCCGATGGCCATGACCAGGCTCACGATGCCGTCGATGCGTTCTGTGCTCTTCGCCTTGCTCGGTTTGATGTTGCCCGCGGCCGAGTCTTGCTGAATCGCCACGTTGCTCGCCTGCCATGCAAGCACGGGGTGCCCACCGTGCCGAAGCTTTCCGGCCACCACCCAGTTCTCCAGCTGCTTGCTGGGAGCCGAGAGGCTGCCGTAGCCCTGCCGAAAGTCTTGCATGGCAAGCCCATCCCCTTGCAGTTGTTGACCGAGTTGGGCCGAGTTCCACGGGTCGAGCCCGATGCCCCGTATGCGGTACTTCGTGGCCAGTGCGTTGATGTCCCGCCGCACCACCTCGAAGTCGGTGACGTTGCCGTCGGTCATCTTGAGATGGCCCTGCCGTTGCCACGTCAGGTAGGGCACCTTGTCCCGACGCTCTCGCTGGTGGGCGTTGTCGCTTGGTATCCAGAAGTGCGGCTCAATCCAGAACGTGCCGTCATCCAGTGGGAAAAGCAGCACTAGGGCCGTGGTGTCGAACGTCGTTGCCAAGTCCAGCCCAGCGAAACATTCCCGGCCGGCGAGATCCACCGGGCAGGCGTCGTTGCCTTGAGCCCAGTGGTCCATGCGGAGCCAGCGGGTGTCCTGCTCGGTCCATTGGTTGAGGTACAGCTGCCGGAAGGTGTTCTCGTAGGTGGGCATCTCCACCGCACGGGCACACTCGCTCCGCAGGAAGTCCATCTTCACCGACACGCCCAGGTTGGGGTTGGCCTTAGCCCACGTGCGTTCGTCCTTCCAATCGTCCGCCGGATCGGCGGCGTAGATCATGGGCAGAAACGTCGGGTCTTTGATGGCACCGTCCCGCACTGCCTCGGCGTACTTCCACAACTCCCAGCAGACGCTCTTGCGGTCGTAGCCGGCGGTCGTGATGTACACCAGCAGCGGCTGCCGTCGCGCCCCCATGCTCGTGGCCATCACGTCCACGAGCTTGCGGTTGGGTTGGGCGTGCAACTCGTCAAAGATGACGCCGTGAGCGTTCAGCCCGTGCTTCGTACCGGCCTCGGCGGACAGGGCCTTGTAGGTGCTGTGGTTGTCCGACCGCACGATGGAATTGCGGAACGTCTCCAGCCGGGAAGACAGGTCGGCGTTCTGGTCCACGCACGCCTTGGCCATCTCAAAGACGAGCCGGGCCTGGTCACGGTCGGCAGCACACGAATACACCTCGGCCCCGGGCTCGCCGTCGAACAACAGCTTGATGGCGATGCCGGCACACAGCGTGCTCTTGCCGTTCTTCCGCGGGATGGCCAGGAAGGCCGTGCGATACTGCCGCATGCCGTCGGGCCGCAGCGTGCCGAAGAGCCGCCGCACAAAGTCCGCCTGCCACGGCTCGAGCACCAGCGGGCGGCCGCCGAGGTCACCCTTGCTGTGCGTCAGATACGCCGGGAAGAACTGCACCGCCGAGCAGCCAGGGCATGGGCAGTCTGGCGTGCCATCACCGGAGCAACCTGGCGGCGACCTTGTCTTGCGGGCTCGTTTGCTCAACGGCACTGACCCTCGCCATCGCCGACGCCGTCAGGCCGAACTCGGCCGCGAACTTGAGCATCTGGCTGCGGGCGTCGCGCTTCCGCATCCATGCCGGGTGATTACTCACCCTACCCTTGTCGTCCATAAACGTGGCCCCGTTGGCCTTCAACTCGCGGTCAGCCTCAACCATGTCGGCCAGGGAATCGCAGTAGGCCGCGAGCGTCTGCTGGTGACGCGGGCTCATCACCTTCGACGCCTCCAACATCGGCACGACCCGGTCCCATTCCTCGCGGGCCAAGTCACCGAGCCAGGCCGGGGCCGGCGGAATCCCGGGTGGCGCGTCGATGCCCGACTTGTGCGGGCCACGAATCCGCGAGCCACGGATTTTCAGAATCGGCTTCGGCGTCGGTTTTCGGCCGCGTCCCATTTTCAATCTCTCAATTTCGGCCACGTGTACGCAAACG